TGCACTGTATCCTAACAATAGAATGCGTATCTATGATAATAGTTTGACACCTGTTGAACCAAAAATGCCTGACTTTAAGGTTTCAACTCAATATTATCAAGTTGAAAATGGTTTTGAACGTCTTGGAATGGGTCGTGAAGACGAATATTTCTGGAAAACGTCAAAAGAACGTAAAATTGAAGAAGAAAAAGTTGAAGATATGTACAAATCACAAGAAAATCGCCCCGTAGACCCCTGAAAAAGAGAAAAATGACTCCAAATCACGATTTTTTAGACAATTTAGCTAATGATAGTCATCAAAAAATGCTTCGTGAGATCGCAAATGATGATTTGACACCCAAAAAACACGATTTTATCAAACAAAACGATATTCATGAGAAAATTCGTAATGATGATGATTATGATGACTGGGACTATGGTACTGAACCCATTCCTTTGAATGAATTTTGATAAGATGACTTAATAAATAAGATATAATCGCTGGATTTTTGTGCCTTTAGAACGGGTAAGTCAAGGTTTTAGAGATATTAGCATGACATTTAAGAGGCATCCTCTTAATGATGACCTCGTTTTGCTTAAAAATGAGCAAGCAATCTCCCGTTCAGTCAGAAATATTGTATTTACAACTCCTGGTGAAAAGTTTTTTGATGAAGATTTTGGATCTAAGATAAGCGAATCTCTTTTTGAAAATATTGACCCTGTTTCTGCAAATTTAATTCAACAAGAGATTCGTCAATCAATTAAAAACTATGAGCCAAGAGTTAATTTGAGAAGAGTCTTAGTGAATCCAGATTATGATAGTAATGCGTTTAATGTAACTATCATATATGAAATTATTGGTGCAGATGTGCCTCCACAAGAATTACAATTCGTTTTGCAACAAACTAGGTAAAAATGCCACTAGCTAATTTCACTAACCTAGATTTTAATCAGGTTAAAACAACTCTCCGAGAATATCTCAAAGAAAATTCTAGTTTTACAGACTATGATTTTGAAGGATCGAACTTATCGACGATTCTTGACGTTCTGGCATACAATACCTACATCACCTCATACAACGCGAATATGGTCGCGAATGAGGTATTCATCGATAGTGCGACATTAAGAGAGAATGTCGTATCTTTAGCAAGAAATATTGGATATTTACCAAAATCAAGAAAATCAGCAAGAGCTGTTGTCACATTTCAGGTCAATACTAATAACATAACTCCTGTTCCAGCATCAATAACTCTTAAAAAAGGTCCAGTCGTCACTTCCTCGGGATCTTTTGGCAATCAATCATATGTTTTTTGCATTCTGGAGGATATTACAGTTCCTGTAGTCAATAATATTGCAACTTTTTCTAATATTTCAGTTTATGAGGGAACATTACTAACTTCTAACTTCACTCAAAACTATAGAAACCCAAATCAAAAGTTTATTTTAGACAATATTGGTATTGATACTGATTTGATGACCGTTACAGTAAAACCAAACGAGTCATCATCTAGAAGTGTCAAGTATTCTCGTCAAGATAGTTTATTTGATGTAAAATCCGATTCAAAGGTTTACTATCTTCAGGAAGTTGATGATGAAAGATATCAAGTAATATTTGGCGATGGTATTTTTGGAAATAAACTTGAAGACAACAATTATATCAGTGTAGATTACATTACATCCAGTGGCGATGCTGCAAATGGAGTCAGTTCGTTTGCTTTTGCGGGAAGATTAATCTATAACCGAAATGCACAAGAATATTCAGTAACTTCTGGCATATCTCTTGTATCGACTGGTATTGGAGCTGGCGGTGGAGAACCAATTGAGAGTGTTGATTCAATTAAAAAGTTTGCACCAAGAATTTATGCCTCTCAGAATAGAGCACTGACTGCAAATGACTATGAAACACTGATTCCTGCTAAAATTTATCCAGAAACTGAATCTATTTCAGTATTTGGTGGTGAAGAGTTAGTTCCACCTCAATATGGTAAAGTTTTTATCAGTATTAAACCAAGATTTGGTGATTTTCTTCCAAATTTAATTAAAGAGAACATCAAACTCAAATTAAAGAAATTTGCAGTCGCTGGAATTGTTCCTGAAATCCTAGACCTCAAATATCTGTATCTTGAGATTGATTCAAAAATTTATTACAACTCAAATCTTGCACCATCTGCAGCAGCAGTTTCTACGATTGTTCAAAACAACGTCACTAAGTATTCTGAGTCTAGTGAATTGAATAAGTATGGCGCAAGACTAAAATATAGTAAATTCTTGAAAGTTATTGATGATAGTCACGAAGCCGTGATGTCAAATATCACGACTGTAAGTATGAGAAGAGATTTGAGAGTTCTTATTAATCAATTTGCAGAATATCAGATTGGTTTTGGTAATGAAATCTATATTAAGAGAATGTCTGGGTATAATATCAAATCATCTGCACTTTTAGTAGCAGGAATTAATCAACCAGTCTATATTTCTGATATTCCAGATACAAATAGGATTACAGGAAGTCTTTTCTTCTTTACAGTACCAAGTATTGGTTCACAAACTCCAACAGTAGTAAGAAGAAATATTGGTACGATTAATTATGCAACAGGAGTTGTTACACTAAATCCAGTTAATATTACTGCCGCAAAAGTTAAGGATGGAGTTCAAACATTAGAAATTTCTGCAAGTCCCACATCAAATGATGTTGTCGGATTACAGGATCTTTATTTGCAACTAGATATTAGTAACAGTAACTTTGAAACTGTTGTTGATGAGATTTCCTCTGGACTTGACCCATCCGCATCCAACTATGTTGTATCGTCAAGTTATGCTAATGGAAATCTGGTTCGCTCTGGTGGGCCGACCACAACCACATCTACGACTACTAGATCGACTGCGACCACCACTACAACGACCACAACGGCATCTGGTGGTACATCAGTAGCAACCAACACATCTTCATCAGGTACATCAACTTCAGGTTCATCCTCATACTAAGACGATAAATTCATAAAATGTCAGAAAATAGAGTTCAATTTAACACTATCGTTGCAAGCCAACTTCCCACTTATGTAAGGGAAGATTTTCCACTTGTAGAAAGTTTTTTAAAGTCATATTATCTGGGACAAGAATATCAGGGTGGACCTATTGATCTGATTGAAAATATTGACAGATATATCAAGTTAGACGAAACAACAAATCTTACAGAATCTGCAGTAATGTCTGGTGACATTACTTTCTACGGAACAACCATTAACGTTGATCCAGGAGAGTCTCCTACAGGAACAAGAGGATTTCCAGATTCATATGGATTACTGAAAATTGATGATGAAATAATTTCATACACTGGAAAAACAGATTATTCTTTTACTGGTTGTATTAGAGGATTTGTTGGTATAACTTCTTATAGAAGTGAGATTAACAAAGAAGAAGTTATTTTTGAAGAAACGGCATCTGATGATCATAAAGATGGTGCTACCATCACCAACTTAAGTTGTTTATTTTTAAAAGAATTTTTAACAAAAGCGAAACATCAGTTAGCTCCTGGATTTGAAAATAGAACATTAACTCCTGAACTCAATCAAAACATTTTTGTAAAACAAGCAAAAGATTTTTATATTAGTAAAGGAACAAACAAATCTTTTGAAATACTGTTTAAAGCACTTTACAATAAAGATGTTGAGTTAATCACTCCAAGGGATTTCCTTTTTACTCCATCAAATGCTGGATATAGAATCGTAAATCAACTCGTTGTTGAAGCAATTGAAGGTGATCCTGAAAATTTAGAAAACGCAACTCTTTATCAAGATGCATACAAGTTTGATGACAACCTTCAAAAATCATATGCTCCAATTACGAGTGTTGAAAAGATAGAAGTTGGATATGGAAAATCTTTTTACAAGTTGTCATATGATGGTGGATTTAATCGACCAGACGGATCTGCTGGTGGAATTACATATGGACAATTTAGAGTTGAACCATCAACAAAGGTCATAGGCCAAGTTGCTGCAGGAACAACAGTTCTTGATGTCGATTCTACAGTTGGATTTGGATCTACAGGAGAATTGTATGTTTCATATTCAAATGCAACCACTGGAATTGCAAGTTATACCTCAAAATCATTAACTCAGTTTTTTGGCGTAACCGGTATCAGCACCATTATACTCGATTCCACGACAGTTGGTGTCAATACGTTTACATATGGAAGATCTAAATTAGATCAAAATGAAATAATTAAAGTCAGAGTGAATTCAGTCTTAAATTCTCTGAATGCACCAGAGGATACTAAAGGACTTTTAAAGGAAGGAACTGTAAATATACAAACTCTTGGATGCAGTGATAATACCTTTAAGGCCAATAAATGGATATACAACGTATCATCTGTTTATAAAGTCGCAAAAGTAGAACTTATTGATGCATCTGATAATACTTACAGACTTACCTTAAATGAAGCGAATTACTTTAAGCCTGGTAATTCTGCATCTTTAATTATTTCTGATGGTACGACAAAAGAAACAACTGTTACTTCTGTTACTGGAGAAAAAGAATTAACAATAAAAGGTCAAGGATTATTAGATTTAAATTTAACATATAAAGTTCAAAGAATTAGAAGAAAAGCTGCTTCTAATACGTTTACAAATATTGATGAGTATGCAACTGATGTAGAGAACGTTTATAAGAGTTCTATAGATAACAGTTATTTGGTGTCTTCACCATCTCTACCATATTATAATGCACAACCAATTAATGTATCTCCTAAGGAATTTAAATTTAACGGAACTTTTGTTGGAACTGAATTTGAAATTTCTCCTGGAGTAGAACATGGATTCTACACAGGAGATGCTATTCATTATTCTGCTGGTCTTGTAGATGAAACTTATGTTGATGATGCTGGAAACAGCGCCACCAGAAAAGTTAGAGGAGATGCATTATTTGATGACGGACTTTACTTTGTAAAGAGAGTAAATTCATCCACAGTAAAATTTGCAAAAAGCAGAAATGACATTCTTAACTCAAAGTTTGTATCTGTTGATTCTGCAGTAACCGTATCTGAAAGTTTAATTAAACCATATGAGTTTAATTCAAAAACTTTAGAACCACAAAAAATTCTTAGAAAGGTATCTACACCAAAAACTTCTGAAAGAATTGAAACGACTGTACCAGGTACAACTGGCATATTAATTAATGGTGTTGAAATTTTAAATTATAAATCAACCGATGTGATTAGATATGGTAAGATTAATGATATCGAAGTTTTAGCACCTGGAGAAAATGTTGATATAGTCAATCCACCAAATTTAATCATTAATGATTCAGTAGGCACAGGAGCTACTGGATTTTTAGCAATTTCTGGATCTTTAAGAGAAGTTAGGATTAAAGATCCTGGATTTGATTATTTGAGAACACCCACCTTAAAAATTGATGGTGGTAATGGTCAAGGTGCAACTGGATTTGTCAACATGAAGTTGATTGATCATAATCCAGAATTTTTTGCCGATTTGGCTTCGGCAAAGGTAATAATTGGAACAGCATCAACTCAATCTAGAATTGGATTTTCAACATATCATAAATTCAGAAATGCTGAGCAAGTAATATATCGTACATCCGATCAAAGTGGTATTGCTGGTATCGTTACAAACTCTACCTATTTTGTATCAACTATTGATAATGTTACCGTTAGACTTCACCCAACACAAGCCGACGCTATATCTGGAATTAACACTGTTTATCTCACTGAACATGGTGTAGGAAAGCATTCACTCCAGTCAGTCAATAAAAAATCAGTAGTAGAATCAATTAATGTTACTTCGGGTGGTTCTGGGTATCAGACTAAGAAAAGGACTGCTCCTGCCGCTTCTGGAGTGAGCACAGCAAGTGATTCTATCACTATCGCTAATCACGATTACAACTCTGGAGAAAAAGTAAAGTACACTTGTAACGGAACTGTCGCATCTGGACTCTCTGCAGATACTGAGTATTATGTAACTGTAGTTGATAAAGATTCCTTCAAACTTTCCTCAGTCGGATTATCTTCCGATAGAGAGTTTTACTACAGAACAAAGCAGTACGTCGATATAACCTCTGTTGGTGTTGGCACTCATATTTTTAATTATCCTGCGATAACAGCTACTCTTGTTGGTGAAGTTGGAATATCTTCCATCGGTAATCAAACGTTCAAAGCAGATATAGAACCAATTTTTAGAGGACAGGTAACATCAGTTCATTTAGAAAATGGTGGTGTTGGATATGGATCATCTGAAATTATCAATTTAGATTTCCAACCTCAGGTTACTATTGAATCTGGTATTGATGCACAATTAACTCCAATTGTCAATAATGGTAGGATTGTAAATGTTATCGTTCAAAACTCTGGTTCTAGATACGTTTCAGTCCCAGATTTGGATGTAAATGGAGATGGTGTAGGTGCTGTTTTGGTTCCTGTTATTGAAAATGGATCTATAACATCGGTGACTGTTGTAGAACCAGGTGGTGGATATGACCAGGCCTCGACTACGATTGATGTTATAAATGCAGGATCAACTCTTAATGTGCCTGTGTTTAGAGCAAATCTTCAAAATTGGAGAGTTAATCTTTTTGAGAAAAATCTTCCATACTTTGCTGCGGATGATGGATCAGTAATTGATTCTGAAAATCAAGAAAACTTACAGTATGTCCATCTCTATGCTCCAAGAAAACTTAGAGAAAACACATTTTCAATTACTCAATCTGGTGCAACTGCATTTG